TTTTCAAACTTTTGTACATGCCAAATTTCGCACAGTAGATACAGAATGACCACACTACAGTCCAAAAAAGCACTGAAATAGCACGAGAAAACGGTGTTTTTGAGGTCAAAAACACCGTTTTTCACCTCAAAAACAGGGCAAAAACGAATACACAACACTCCTCGAACATTTGACAAGGTTCAAAACCATGCCATAGAATGTGCCTTTCAACCAGTGAAAGGAGCACGTCAGATGCCCGCCCTGCCCCGCAACACGACCGACAGCGCGGTCAGCAACACGCCCAACAGCACGCCAGACAAGCCCGACATGTCCAGCGTCCGCAGCCTTGTCACCAGCGTATCCAAGCTCGCCAAAGCGATGCGCCTAACGAACAACGCCATCTACCGATGGATCGCCGTCAACCGAATCCCGGCCAAATACCTCGTCCGAGTCGCTAACTTCTACGATGTCGAGTTGCGCGACCTACTCGAACTCACGGGATCGGACAAGTCCCACAAGAACATAAGCAACATAAAGCCCCGCTCGGTGCTCCGCACCCTCATGGAAGTCTATCGAGGCAACAAGACGCTTGAAGATGCCGAAGCCGAGACAGGGCAACCACCCATAGCATTGAAATTGATCTTGACGCATTGGGGCGACGAACTGCCGACGCTCTATACGGCGCTGGAACAGCTTGACCAGGGGCGCATCGACCTTGAGGAAGCATGCATCCGGTTGAACGTGGCCAAATACACCTTGCACGGCCTGCGTAGGAAATACGGCTACGCCCCCGGAAAGTTAAAGAAGCAAAATGTAACGACGATTGACGCTCGCCGCGAGACAAATCAGGAAGCGGCCTTCCTGTGCATCGCTGGAAAGATGAAAGTCGCAGAAGCAGCCGAGAAGTATGAGGTCTCAGGCCGCACAATTTTCCGTACCATCGAAGAACTCTCCCACTTGAAGATGATGGAGTTGACGAAGTGGCCGAATTCGATGCGTGCCGCCTATGCGGAAGAGTTAAAATGGGGACTTGAGAAGTATGTCGAGGGGTGGATGGAGTTTGCAGAACGCTCCAGGCTGTTCATGCCGAAAATCGCCTTCTACCCGGACACACCGGATACGTGGCGCGGGCAACCACTAAGACGCTTGTTGGTCGCTCTCCTTCTCGGGGAAGACACGATGAGCAATATCGCGAAATCGAGGGGTGCGGATCCATCAATATTGGCGAATCTGTTCACAGGCGATCTGCAACCACTGGTCCTGACCTACGAGCAAGTCGTTGGAATGAACATGGCCCACCAGACAGCCCTTGCCGAACTCTTGCTGGCAACGATGAACAGGAAACGAAAGTGGAGTTAGGATGCTCACGTTAGTGTTTGGGGAATCGCTGAGGGATGCCCACGGGTATATCCGGACCAAGGGCCTGCCCATGGAAACAACCCTCGCTGCGTTCGATTGCAGGGCGCTGAAGGGCATTGTGGAAAGGACGAAGGTGCTTCTGCTCAAGTATCACGCCTTGAATCATTACTGGCCGGAGTTCAAGGAAAGGCTTGAGGAATTGGAAAGGCAAGACCTTGTGCGAATCGAGTTCAAGGAAGATTGGTGAAAGTCGTCATCTTCGCCAAGAGCGTGGACCTGGCCCACGGCTACCGCCGAACCCGGCAGCCGGAGGGAGAGCCTGTCCATGGTGCGGGTGACTTACACCAAATCGACAGATGCACGGTGCTCCTTGTCGGAGAATACTGGAGAAATCCACAGTGGGAAGGGGTTTGGGCGATGATACAGCAAAGGAAGTTTTCAACAATGGTGGATACATGCTGTTCTTAGTGTGCTTGTGCCTGCTGTGCATGACGCTGGTAACGATGGATAAATGGGGAGGACTATGATCGAGATCGCGAAATTTAACGTCTGACCTTTAGCTGGTGCAACTAAAGGTCAGACGTGTACATTGATACACAACAACAACCTGTGAGAAAGGCTTACAACATGAAGCAACAAGAAACGTTGATGAAATTCGACCCGGAGACCGGGGACACGAGGCCGTACCCGAGCCGTGCTGATGACTGGCGGAAGTACCACGGACCAGTGGCGTGGCTTTACAACCCATGGCATGGTGAAAAGAGAGACGCAAGGGACATCGGCACGGATGTGCACGGACTGTTGATTCTCCCACCTGTCGAAAAGTTGTGTGCATGATCGAGATCGCCAACGTGGACAAGAACAGGCGCATGTTCGGCCCCCACCTGTACGAGTTGCGCTTGAATGGCCGCGTGGTGGGAACGTTCGCCCACACGAGGGAAGACGGTTTGACGGTCTGTTTGCAGTTAGCGGCAAAGGTGGCAGAGAAGGAAAAGTGGGGAGGATTGCAGGCACTGATGGAGGTTAGCCATGACCAGCCTTGAAATCCTCTTCGACGTGGTCAAGGTCGTGTTCATCGGCGCAGGCATCTTCCTCGTCTCCTGTGCAGCGCTTGTCATCGGGTCGTTGTGGAAGGAGTTGCGGAATGGGTAGGGTGGCGTTCTTGAGTGGCACCATATTTATCCTTGCGGCGCTGACCACGCCATTGGGGCGTTGTAGATGGAGTTACGGAATGCCTAAGACCTTTTTCTTTTTGATCATCAGCGGCTGGATACTCGTCATTGCCGCGCTGGCTACGAATGTTGGGAGGCTTGTCCGTGGTTGATGCTGTAAGTTTCGTTGGCGTTGTCTGTGCCATAGCCTTGTGGGTGGCACTGGTTGTTGGAGCGTGGAGAGTTCGATGATTGACCAAGAAAAACTAGCAGGCATAAAGACGCTGCTCAAGGGCAACGAACCTGTTAAGGATCCGCTCGCCAACCTGGCACCCAAAGATCTACGCAAACTTCGCTCGGAGATCGACAAGCTGCTGCCGGGGTCCAAGGTCGCTGACCTGAACCTGGAAGAAGAACTCGTTGAGCAATACCGAGTCATCAAGCAATTGATGGACGACGTAACGGACGAGATCGACGTGACGCCAACTCAAAAGGCGCAGGTGGCGAACTCAGTCGTTCAGACGTTGGCACACCTTGTGAAGTTGCAGGAGGACTTGCGCAGGAATGAGACGTTCAAAGTCATGGAAGGCGTCTTGATTGAAGCCATCAAGACCTTGCCGGCCAAGGTCAAGGACCAGTTCTTCACCGAGTATTCGAGGATAGCCAAGAAAGCGGGATTGGCGTGAGTTATAATTCCAACATACACACTATGTTGGAACGAAGATGGGTTTGACCAAAGAAGGTGGTGAGCGCAAGTGGCAGCGGAACTTTCCAGCCTGGGTTGAGAAGTGCTCGATGAGGCACGGTGGGATCTACTCGTATCCGACCAACGAGCGCACTATTGACGCCAACGGCAGGTGGAAGGTCGAGATCGTGTGCCCTGAGCACGGCAGTTTCTGGATGAGTCCGGAGAAGCACTCATTCGGGCAAGGTTGCCCCAAATGCAGTGGGATTGGGACCGACAAGGTGGCCGAGGTCAAGGGCATGTACCCGAACTTCCATTGGCCAGACAACCTGGAAATTCCCACGACAAAGACACCGTTGCATTTGAACTGCCCTGCGCACGGGGAGTTTGTGACCACGTTCAACAGGCTGCAGACGATCCACAAGAAGGTGGCGTCACCTTGCCCGAAGTGCAACAAGCTGGCTGGTGGGTTGATGCGGCGGAAGTCGGTAGCCAAGTGGGTGTCGCAGATTGGCGAACGGTACGACGGGAAATTATCGGTTGATCCGGCAACGATCCTGACCGCATCCCATAAGGCTCGTTTCGTGTGCACGGAGCATGGGGAATTTTGGTCGGTGCTCTGCGATGTTCTGAGCGGGCATGGGTGCTTTGAGTGTGGACGGTTGCGGAGAAATGCAGAAGCGTCGTTGAATCCGGAAGATTTCTTAACGAAGGCGCGAGAGGTTCATGGCGACACTTACGACTACGACCTGAGCACGCTTGTTTCGAGCAAGAGACAGGTGGTAATCACGTGCAAGACTCATGGGGAGTTCTCGCAGATAGCGGCCAACCATACGAACGGGGCGGGCTGTCCGACTTGCAGTAATTCGGTTTCGTCAGGGGAGTTGGAGATTGCTGAGTGGCTTGAAGGTTTGGGTGTCGATGTCGTGAAGCGGGACCGCAAGCAGCTTGGGGGAAAGGAGATTGACATCTATCTGCCCAAGTTCAATCTGGGGATCGAGTATTGCGGCCTGTATTGGCACAGTGAGGACAGGTTGGGGGCCACGTACCACAAGGACAAGCTGGACCTGGCCAAGTCATCGGGGATAAGGTTGGTCACAGTCTTTGAGGATGAGTGGTTGGACAGCCCTGAGAAGGTCAAGGGCCGCATCAAGGTCTTGTTAGGTGGCTGCCCAACTATCATGGCGCGCAAGACGGACTGCAGGAAGATCGTGTGGGCGCAAGCGTACATCTTTCTGACTGAGCAACACATGCAGGGGGCGGGGGCACCCTCGGCGGTTTGCTATGGGCTTTACCATGCGGGTGAGTTGGTGATGGTGGCAACCTTCGGGCTTGGTCGTTTCAGCAGTGGTCACGCTTGGGAGTTGATAAGGGTTTCTGGTTCGGGATCGCTCCGGGTTGTTGGTGGTTTGGGAAAGTTGCTGGCCAAGTTTCAACGAGAGTTCCAACCGGGGAACATCATCACCTATGCGGACTTGCGTTGGGGTGATGGGGAGTCTTATGGTAAGGTGGGTTTTGAGTATGACGGTTGTACAAAGCCGGGATACTTCTGGTGCAAGCAATCGGGTAGGTTCTCTCGCTACGACTTTCAGAAGCACAAGTTGAAGAACGTCCTGGAACGGTTTGACGAGGAACTTAGCGAGGCCGACAACTGCCGCATGAACGGGTACTGGCGGATATTTGACTGTGGGCACAGTCGGTGGGTTTGGAAGAGAAAAGCATGAGCGTACTGGATAAAGGACTTTTTGCAACCCATTTGCAACGCTTGCAGATTGGAGCGTCACAGGCTACGGCCCTGGACGAGATCAGTCGATGGATCTCGGACAACACGTATATTGGTGGGAAACCGTACAGCTACCTCAACCATGAGTATCAGAAGCGAATTCTGGACAGCACGGCGCGGGAGATTGTGATTCGCAAGTGCAGTCAGGTGGGGATCTCGGAGATGTCCATTCGTAGATCCTTGGCTATGTGCGGGATGATCCGCAATTTTGTGACGATTTATACGCTACCGACAGCCACATTCGCGGCCACAATCGCCAAGACGCGAGTGAATCCAGTCATCAATGAGTCACCTTACTTGAAGGAAGTTTGTACAGGTGTGGATTCTGTGGAGGTTAAACAGTTTGGAAACTCCTTCTTGTACCTGAAGGGGGCAGCTTCAAGTAATGCGCCTATTTCCATTCCTGCGGACTGCCTCGTTCATGATGAGTTGGACTTCAGCGATTCGGAAGTGATCAGCCAGTACCAATCGCGCCTGACACACTCCCCTTACAAGTTCAAGGTGAAGTTGAGCACGCCCACAATCCCCGGAAAAGGGATTGACATGGAGTTTATGCGTTCGCGCAGGCACTTAAATTTCGTGAAGTGTGATCATTGCGGGCATTACTTCATCCCGGATTTTTTCAACCATGTGAGAATCCCTGATTACGGGGGCGAACTTCTGGACATCAGCAGGGGCACGCTACACACCGTGGACTACCACAACGCCTACGTCGAGTGCCCAAAATGCCACAAGAAGCCGAACCTGGCCCCTGAGCATCGGGAGTGGGTGTGTGAGAATCCCGGAGACAAGTTCGATGCGGACGGGTTCCAGGTGTCACCCTTTGACGCCCCGTTCATTGTGACGCCGACCGATCTGCTTCGCTCGATGGTGGCGTACTCGAACATCGGCGACTTCGTCAATTTCGCCCTGGGCCTGCCATTCTTCTCCCAGGAGACGGTGCTCTCACCTGATGAGGTCAGGGGCGTGATCGTCAAGGAGCGCATGGAAGGTAGCCTTGCCTATGTCATGGGCGTTGACCTGGGCAAGATCTGTCACGTCGTTGTCGCTGCCGTGGCCTATGACGGCTCGATGCAGGTGGTGCATGCGGAAGAAGTCAATCTGATGCAGTTGAAGGACCGCTATCGGGAGTTGAGGATCCTCTACCGCTGCCGGGTGTCGGTGATCGACAGCCTGCCCTACACGGACACGGTGCTGGCCCTGCAAGCGATGGACTCGAACTTGTGGGCCTGCGTGTATCGGGCCGAGACGGCGGGCGCAGAGATGTTCGACGTGAGTCAGCGGGAGAAGAACCCGGAGAAAGGGGTCCAACATAGAAAGCAGATCAACGTTCAGAAGAACACCACCTTTGACAACCTGATGGCCTTCTTCCGCAGCGGGCAGTTCTCCAAGTTGTCGTGCCACAACGATGACAAGTTCGTGAAGAACTGTACGTCGATGCGCCGCATGAAGGAGTGGAGTTTGCGCTCGCACTCCATGGAGTTCAAATGGGTGAAGAGTGACGATGCCGACGACCACTTCTGGTTCGCGACAAGCTATGCGTTCCTGGCCAAGTTCCTGTTGCAGACCTCGACAGGGTCATCGGGTGGACACCTGCAATTGGTGTCGGCTTTCACGGTCAGACCACCAAGACAGTTGGCGTAGCAGTGTGCAGTATGCATAAATAATTCCCCACTGTATAACTGCACAGTGATAAGATACGGGGAATTGAGAGGTTTCCCGTATGTTTGAACGCCTTCGTTCCTTCTTCAGTCTCGACGCGGCAACGCAATTGGCACCTGTTGCGCCTCCCAAGGTGAAGCCGGGGTCACAGACCTTTCCGTCGTATCTGAAAACCACCAAGCCGTCGACAGCCGTTCTTCCCCAGAACGACAGACGGTTGGCGAGTACCGACACCACAACGCTGCGCAACGGCACGGACACGAACACGATCATTCGTGATTTCGTGGCCGCAAGCCCGGACCTGTCCGCAGCGGTGTGGTCATACCTGCGCCTCGGACTTCCTCAGACATTCACGGCGGTGGCCAAGAACCCGGACAACACCTTCAACCGGGAAGCCACCCTGCTCGTGCAACAGTTGATCACGCGCTTTGACCTGTTGCCTGATTACGCTTCCGATGGGTTTACCGGGCCGCAATCCATTCGGTCCAACAGCGAGTCGTTGGCCAAGGAACTGATGCTGTACGGGTCGTGCAGCGGGGAAGTTGTCTTGGGCAAGGACAGGCTCCCGCGCAAGGTCCAGCCCATCAGCACGACCCAAATCAAGTTTGTGGCCGATGCCGACAAAACGCTGATCCCGTGGCAGTACATCGGCAGCGAAAAGATTCCGTTGGACTACCCGACGTTCATCTACGTCAGCCTGGATCAAGATCTCCTCCAACCGTACAGTTCAAGCCCGATAGAGAGCGCGATCAAGCCGGCGATCTATAGCGAGCAATTCGCCAACGACATCACCCGCATTGTCGCCAAGGTCATCCACCCGCGCCAGAAGGTCGTCCTGGACGAAGAGATGCTTCGGAAGAATCTGAGTCAAGAGGCTCAGATGGACCCGGAGAAGGCGAACGAGGAACTGAACGCGATCATCTCCGAGGTCGAAAGCAAGATCAACTCGCTGCGCCCGGAAGACGCCCTGGTCTATTTGTCGTCTGTCGGCTTCGAGGTTGAGAATGCCAGCAATTCGGGCTTGTCGGCAGAGTACGAAGTTCTGCAAGCCATGGCGAACGCTCGGTTGAGTACCGGCAGCAAGACGAACGGCACCGTACTCGGTTTCGCCAGCGGCAGTAGCAACATTGCATCGAGCGAGATCATGCTGTTCATGCGCTCCTGCACGGGGGCAATCAAGGGGCCGATTGAGGAATTTTGGAGCCGCGCCTTCACGCTGTCGGCGCGCCTGTTCGGCTTCGACGTGGTTGTCGAGTTCCGCTACGACCCCATCGACCTACGCCCGGACAACGAACTTTTGGCCTTCAAACAGACCAAGCAGATGATGGTGCTTGAGCAATTGTCGCTCGGAATGATTAGCGACGATGAAGCGAGCCTGCAACTGACAGGGCGGCTCGCGCCCCCGGGCTTGAAGTTGTCCGGGACCATGTTCAAGCAGGGTTCGGCTACTGGAAGTGACGCCCCGGCCCCGTCAAATAACGGAAGTACGCTGAACCAGAAGATGAAGCCGACGACGCCGACGACGGGGCG